GTGGATCAAAAGGTAATTGGAGTGATAGAAGTACTATTTCAATTCCTAATGCTAAACCTAAAGAAAAAGAAAAAGCTGTTTCTATTGCCGTAGGTACTATTAAAGGAACTGCACAAGGAATGGGTGCAGCTACTAAAGGTGGTAAATATAGTTGGGTTGGACCTAAAGATTCTAAATGGTAGAATAATGTCTAAATCTAAAAAATCTATATCACAAAAAAGAAAAGAAAATTCTGATAAAAATAAAAACGGGATAGCTAAAGGTTGTGGTATGGTAATGGAAGATAGGAGGAAAAAAACAAAACGTGGGTAAATCACCAGCATGGCAAAGAAAAGAAGGAAAAAGTCCCTCAGGTGGATTAAATAAAAAAGGAAGAGCTAGTTATAAAAAAGGAAAACTTAAAGCTCCTACTAAATCCAAAAAAAGTGGTAGACGTAAATCATTTTGTGCTAGAATGGGTGGTATGAAGAAAAAATTAACAGGTGCTAAAACAGCAAAAGATCCTAATTCGAGGATTAATAAAGCACTAAGAAAATGGGATTGTTAAATGGCGTACGCTAAAGGAAAATATGCTAAATTTATTTCTGACCGTAGTGGTATGGAATTTCCTTACAACGAAATGGTTGTAGAATGGAATGGATCTCGAGTTCATAAAAGTGAATTTGAAGCAAAAGCTCCTCAAGATGAGCCACATAAATATACAGCTGATGCAGAGGCATTAAAATTTCCAAGACCGGCTAGAGCAGAAAGTGCAGTTGCAACATTACTACCTCGTAATGCTTTTAGATTTACAGCTAGCAGCACAACGATAACGGTATTTGAACCTGGTCATGGTAGATCTAATAGTGATACTGTAAGATTTAGAGATGTCACTGGAAATTTATTTGGTGCAGTTGTATCTGAAATAGAAGATTCTAGTGGATATAGTATAACAAAAACAGATGATGATTTTTATACTTTCACGGTGTCTACAGCACCAGGAATAACAGGTAATGGTGGAGGAGGATTTTCTTCTGCCGGACCAGCAACATTGAGTAACTAATGACAACATACGCAGAACTAACACAACAAATTTTAGATTATACTGAAACTGGCACTGATGTATTATCATCTACTAGAACAGATGATTTTATTGAACATACTGAAAATAGAATATTAAGAGATGTTGATATTGATGCATTTAGATCATATCAAAATGCAACAGTAACTTCTAGTAGTCCTTTTGTATCTTTACCTGGTGGATCATCTCCAGATCCAACTTCACTTGCGACAATTAGAACAGTTCAAATTTGGCCTGCTTCTGGCACAGCGACTAGAACATTTTTAGAGCAAAAAGATGTTTCTTACATGAATGAATATTGGCCTAATAGAGCAAGTACAAGTACACCAAAATATTGGGCATGGTGGGACCATAACACAATTTACCTTGCACCAACGCCGGATTCAGATTATAATATAGAAGTAGGAATTACTAGACTATCAACAAGACTTTCTAGTAGTAACACAACCACATGGTTGGGTAATAATGCTCCAGCAGCGTTATTATATGGATGTCTTGCAGAAGCCTTCAAATTCTTGAAGGGACCAGCTGAAATGCTGCAATTATATGAACAATCATATCAACGAGCTATTCAAGGATTGGCTATTGAACAATCTGGAAAGCACCGTAGAGATGAGTACATGGAAGGGGAACTAAGAATTCCTTTACAAAAAGAACAAACATCCACAGGAGGATAAAATATGGCAATAACTCAAGCTGTCTGTACCAGTTTTAAACAGGAAATTCTTGTCGAAGGACATGATTTTACAGCAACAACTGGTGACACGTTTAAAATTGCATTGTATTCAAGTTCAGCTACTATGAGTGCTTCAACAACTGCTTATTCAAGTTCAAATGAAGTTTCTGCTTCAGGGACTTATACAGCTGGTGGTGGGTCACTTACAAGTGTAACACCAACTACTTCTGGAACAACTGCTCTTTGTGATTTTGCAGATATATCATTTACATCAGCAACAATTACAGCTCGTGGAGCATTGATCTATAATAGTAGTAATTCTAATAAAGCAGTATGTGTGTTGGATTTTGGTGGTGATAAAACATCAACAAGCGGAACATTTACAATTCAATTCCCAACAGCAGACTCAAGTAATGCTATTTTAAGGCTAGCATAGGAGATAATTTATGGCTCTAGTTATAAATGATAGAGTAAAAGAAACCTCTACTACTACAGGGACAGGCACGCTTAATTTAAGTGGCGCTGTATCAGGATTTGAGACATTTGTTGCGGGTATTGCTGATGGCAATACAACATATTATGCTATTGTTAATCGTGATGAAGATGAATGGGAAGTAGGTTTAGGAACAGTTACTGATGCATCTACTGACACATTAGCAAGAACAACTGTTATTACAAGTTCAAACAGTGATTCAGCTGTTGATTTTAGTGCTGGCACAAAAGATGTATTTTGTACTTTACCAGCAAGTAAGGTAATATTTGAAGATGCTAATAATGATGCGACTGTAGGACGTAACCTAACAGTTACAGGAGATTTAACAATATCTGGTGATGATATTACCATGGCTACTAATACAAGTGGAGCGGCTCTTATAGGTGATGGTACAAATTTTAATCCTGTCGCTATATCTGGTGACATAAGTATAGCAGCGAACGGAACAGCAGCTATTGGTTCTGGTGTTATTGTTAACGCTGATGTCAACGCTAGTGCTGCAATAGCAATGTCTAAAACTGCATTTTCCGCAGGAACAGGTGTATCTTTATCTACTAACACATTAAATGTAGATGCAGCGCAAACAGGAATTACATCAATACTAGCAACTGATGTTAAGATTGGTGAAGATGATCAAACAAAAATAGATTTTGAAACTGCTGATACAATTAATTTTTACGCAGGAAATGAAAAACAATTAATACTTACAGACGGTGCTTTGACACCCGGTGCTGATAATATCTTAGACCTTGGTAGTGCTAGTGTAGAATTTAAAGATGCATTTTTTGATGGCACTGTAACAGCAGACGCTTTTGCAGGTCCTTTAACTGGTGATGTCACTGGTAATGTATCGGGAACAGCAGCTACAGTAACCACTGCGGCTCAGTCAAATATTACTTCTTTAGGAACACTAACTACACTTACCATTGATAATGTAATTCTTAACGGAACAACAATTGGGCACACTGATGATACAGATTTAATTACTTTAGCAGACGGCATTGCAACTGTTGCAGGAGAAATATCTGTAACCACTTTAGATATAGGTGGCACAAATGTAGCGGCAACTGCGGCAGAGTTAAATATTATGGATGGTGGCACTGCGGCTTCAGCTACAACTTTAGCAGATGCAGATAGAATGGTAATTAACGATAATGGAACAATGAAACAAGTAGCTGTAACAGATATGACTACTTACATAAATTCAAACGCAAGTTTTGCAAGCAAAGGCTTTAGCACAGCAATGGCAATTGCTTTGTGAGTTATAATAATATATAGGAGATAATATGGCACAAGATTTTGAATCCAACGGAGCAAGAGTAACAGACTCTGCTACAACAATTTACACATCTAACTCAGATGATGCAATTGTTGGATTAAGATTAGCTAACATATTAACTGCGGCTGTAACAGTGGATGTTTATATTACAGAAGGCGGTTCAACTGACCGCTATCTTGTAAAAACTTTAAGCATACCTCCGGGAAGTAGCGTAGAACTTATCCAAGGCGGATCTAAGTTAGTGCTTCAATCGGGCGATGTAGTCAAAGGTCAATGTGGAACAGCTAATGGAATTGATGCGTGGATTAGTGTAGTTGACGCAATAAGTACGTAGGAGATAATATGACGACAGAAGTAGGCGGACCAATTTATATAGGGGATACTCCGGGAGGAGAAACTTTTCCAGAATATGATTCTACTATTGATAAAGATCAAATAGTAAAGAATTCTGTTGTGGCAGGTCCTATAACAATAAACGCAACTATAACAGTTGATGGAAACTTGGTAATAGTGTAATGGCAAACATAGAACTAGATGGTGCAAATAAAAAGATAAAGGTAGATTCTGGTGATCTAACATTAGATGTACCAGGCGATATTATTTTAGATGCTGATGGTGCAGATTTAGTATTTGCAGATGGTGGAACTAATATTTTAAAAATAACTAATAGTTCTTCTGATGTAGTTTTACAACCACAAGTAGACGCTAAAGATATTATCTTTAAGCAATATGATGGAACAGTTGTAGCAACAGTAGAAGATAATGCAACATTTAATATTCCGGCTAGTAAATTAGCAATAGGTGGAACTGCGGTAACATCAACTGCGGCAGAATTAAACCTTATTGATGGTGGTACTGCTAGGGGTACAACAGCAATTGCAGATGGTGATGGTGTTTTAATTAATGATGCAGGAACTATGAGAATGACTTCTGTTGAAACTCTTAAAACATATATTGGTAGTGGACTTTCTGAAACTGAAACATGGAGAGTGACAACAGGAGCAAATGTAAGTGCCGGTTCTGCTTTTTTTACATCCAATTGGGAACAAGATGATACTTATGGAGCTGTAGATGTTGGGACAGGAATGACAGAATCATCGGGCGTTTTTAGTTTCCCGAGTACAGGAATTTACGAAATAAATTTTACAGTAGGTTTTATAAATGATAATGGTGGTAAT